TACTCCTCACCGTCCTTGTACGGCTCCTCGTAGCCGAGCGCGCGGATGGAATCGCCCACGCCTTCGGTGGTGGGGTCGGTCACGACGCCCAGGATGACGAGCACCGCGAAGACGGCATTGACCACATCCAGCAGGCGGTTGCCAAGCTCGCCGAGGTCGATGGTGATGCCGAAGACTGCGGCCACCACCTGCACGAGCAGGAGCACCGCCGGGATGAGGGTGAGCCAGAACTGCTTGTTCTTGATTCGTACCTGCCAGTTAATCATGTCGTTTCCTTCCTACTTGACGATTACGTGATGGATTTCCGTGACGAGCCGGTTGGTGTCCTCCACCGTCTCGCCCATCTTCGCGGAGCCGCTGCGGCTGCCCTCAAGGAGCGCGTTGCTGCGCTCCTGCGTCGCCCGCATGGCGTCGATGGACGTCTTCAGGCCCTCCATGGTCACGGCGTTCCTGCCGTCGATTTCGGCGCGCTCCTTGTTCATCTGGGCCTGCCGCTCCGATTCGGCCGCCTTGCGCTCCTCGCGCTTCTTCTCAAGCTCGATCTGCGCCTCGGCCTTCATCCGCTCGATGGCCTGCTGCGCTTCGAGGTTCTTGCGCCAAGTCGGCAAAATGAAGGCGCACAGCACGGCAACGACGGCGATTCCGACGCCCACGATGAAGAGTGCGAAGGGACCGTAAGGCTCCACCGCCTCGACAAAGGCCGCTCCGGTCTGGTCCATTAGGCGGCCTCCTCAACGAGCTTCCAGTGCTGCGGGTAGGAGTCAGGGCTGTAGCTCGTGTTTTCAAGCGCCTCGTACACCGGTCCGCTTGCGTCCGAGTAGTGCCGCTTCTCGCCCTTGTGGACCATGTTGTACTCGCCGCCGACGTCGTACCAGTTGATGATGCCGTCGGGCGCGATCGTGACCTCGTAGTACTCGCTCTCGGCGGTTCCGGGCGGGTAGATTGCCTGGGACGTGAGATCCTTAGACGTGCGGAAGTAGCGTCCCTGGTACATGAGCGGCTGATTGTGCTTGTACTCCGTGTCGGGCTGCCACTCGGGCCAGTAGTCGCGGAAGGCCACCACCTCGTCGCACGTGGCCTCGGATAGGTCCATCGTCGCGACCTGCGCCTTTGCGAGCGCCTTAAGCTGTGGGTCGGTTCCTCCCTGCTCGGCGATGCCCTTTGCCTCGTCGGCGGTCTGCTTAGCCTCGGTCGCTGCGGCACCTGCCGCCTCGGCGGCCTGCGTCACCTCGCCGATCTTGGCCACGACCTGGGTGATGGTCTGCGCGACGTCGCCCGTGGCAGCGGCGCACCGCAGCGTCACCTGCTTGGTCTCGGCGTCAACACTGGCGCACACCTTGATGAAGTTGACGTACCGCTCGGCAAGGTCTCCGTCATCCGTGGTGATGTCGATTGCCAGCGTGTCCATCTCCAGTGCCTCGTCAGCCGTGCAGTCGAGCACGAGCATGAGCGCACCGTCGCCCTCGACCCAGGTGTCGAGGCACGTGATGCCGTTCGCCTTCATGGCTTGGCCTCCTATTCAGTTGTGTTTTGGCTTGCTATGAGAACGTCTCGTCCACCAGCCAGGTGAGGTCTTCGTCTCCGCGATTCAGGTAGCCCTCCATGGCCGCGCGCACCGGCTCAAGGTCGATTCCCCTCTCGGGGCACCGCTCGGCGAGGGCCCTCACGTTCTTGGCGTGCTTCGCGCTGCGCCGCGACTGCTGCTTGCGCACGACCATGCGCACCGACCCGTCAGGCTGCTTCTCGTAGCGCATCTTGCAGAAGATGAACGGGTGCTCGATGCGGTTGATGTGCGTCTTGCGCGGGTTCGGCACGAGCCGCAGGCGCTTGGCCATGCGGCCGAACTCCTCCCTGGCCGCAATGGCGGCGTCACGGTCCTCGCAGAGCGCAACGCCGTCATCCATGTAGCGGTGATAGCCAACGACGCCGGGAAGAGACTCGATGGCTCGGTCTATGGGCGTCGGGTAGGCACCGGCGAGGAGCTGCGAGACGTGACTGCCAAGCTCTAATCCACCCTGCCATCCGGTCATGACGGCGATTAGCCACCGCATGCGGTCATCGTCGGTGAGCTTGGCCACGAGGGCGTTGAGCAACCTGCGGTCGATGCTGGCGAAGTAATCGTGGAAGTCGAACTGGAAGACCCAGCCATCGACGGGGCAACGCTCCGCGTGCTGCCTCACCCTGTCGTGCGCGTAGGCGAGGCCGCGCCCCACGATGCAGGCGCTGCTGTCCTCGGAGATGTAGTCCTCCACCCTCTCGTACAGATAGTTGTCGCACAGGCACCGCTGCGCCACGCGGTCGCGGAAGTCAACGGGCAGGATGTCGCGCTGCTTGCCCCGCTCCATGATGGTGAACCGCCTCGGCTCCACCGGTCGGTACGTCCCGCTCAGCAGCTCGTCATGGAGCTGCTTGCACTGCGTGAGCGTCCGGTTGGTGAAGCCTTGCGGTTGCCGCTTCCACGTGACGTTCTTGTAGCAGATCTTGGCGGCGTCCATGAGGTTGAACAGGGAGAAGCAGGCGGCGTAGATGTCTTGGTTTTTATCCACGGTGCGGATGGGAAGCGCCCTCCTTCTATCTTCTTACAAAGCAGTCTTCGCCCTTGCGGGTTACTAGGTCAGGATGCCGTCTGTGAGAAGACGGAATCAGGGGCAAACCCCATTGGCGTTCGAGGCGTTGTTGTTGTTGAGCGAGCCGTCCGAGTTCACGTTGCGGAAGTTCGTGGACGAGTTGACGGAGCGCAGCCACCAGTTCGTGGCAGAACCACACCAACCCAGAACGGCCATCAGCATCAGGTCGCTCCCCCGCCTGCCTGCTTCTCCCGCATCCTATTGTACATGCGCTCGAACTCCGCCGCCTTTCGCTCCTCCTCTTTCGGCTGAACGACCTCCTTGTACTTCGCGGTGTCGTTCTTCTTCACGCCGCCGATGAGGCTGCGCTCGCTCGCAATCAGCTCCGCGAACTCGGCGTATACGTTTTCGTTCGGCGCTTTCGGAAGCTTCTTCAGCGCGTCGCGCACGTCGGCGTTGTCAACGTCATGCACGCTCAGGCCGACCTCTGCCAGCTTTGCGTCTAGTCGGTGCAGCTCCTCGTCGTGCAGCTGCTGCGTGACCTCACGCAGTATGTCCAGATAGCTCTCCACGTGCTGCAGGTGCGCCTGCGCCTCGTTAAGGTGCATGCGCCTCTGCTCGAATCCCGCTCGGTCGTTAACGTACGTCTGGTTGGCGGCGTTTACGTGAAAGACCACTTCTTGCGCGTGCTCGAACAACGGGTTGCCCAGCCTGAATGCGTAACGCTTCGGCAGGCCGTTGCTGTAGCGGAACACTTTGGCCGCGAGCTTCCTTGCCGTGGCGATGTACTCCATGGTCGAGGTCTTGCGCTCGCTTTTCGGTACTGACATTTTTCTCCTTGCCCCCCCCCCCCCAAGCCCAAGTATGGGCTTGGGGTGCAGATTATCAGATGCAGAAGCAGGGGCAAACCCCATAGGCGCTCGAGGCGTTGTAGCTGCCGAGCGAGCCGTCCGAGGTCACGCTGCGGAAGTACGCGGACGAGTCGACGGAGCGCAGCCACCAGTACGTGGCAGAACCACCGTTCTTGCGGATGCGGTCACTGTTGCTGTTGAAGATCCCGTACTTGTTCCCCTCGGCATTGCCGCTTGTAAGGCCGACTTCTGTCCAGGAGGGAATCCAGAGCTTGTCGCTCGTTGTTGCCGCGCCGTATCCGCTTGTGTTCTTCTTGGAGACCGACTTGATGACATTGCGAAGCTCTGCAGGGAAGTTGTTGATGAGCGTTCCGTTGAGCCACGAGCGCATCTCGCAACGCTCCCATCCGCCGGATGTCGTGTTGCTTGCGTTCATGCGGTGCGTGCCAACAAGGTCGGTGCAGATGAAGGTGAAGCCCGCCCCATCCATTCCGACGCCCGCGACCTCGAAGCTGTGCGTGCCGTTGCTCGTGATTGCAACGTTTCTCGTCTTTCCCTGGTACGAGGAGAACGCCGAAGGATTGGATTTTGCGACGTCGGCAATCTTGGCGAGCGTTGCCCAGGATTCCGAAGCGAATGTGCTGGCATAGGTTGTAGCCACAAGACTTGCGAACTGCGCCACGGAAGCAAGCGCGGATCGTGCGGCGTCATTATCGAATGCCGCCTTCATCAGCTTGTCCGACTTCTCAAGCATGGGGAACAGCGTGCTCGCATTGGACGGAATCGCTGCGATGAACGTCTCCGTCGCATCTGGCGAACCATCAATAGTTTCGACGGCCTTGTCGGACGCGACCAGGGCTGAAACCGCCACGCTGCTTGAGAACAGCTTGCCTGCGGCATCGTCGTTCTCAAGGATTGCCGTCAGGCACTTCTCCGATTCCGCGACGATTGCCATTGCGGAAGAGGAGGCAACGACCGCGCTGATGGCGGAGCCGTTTGTGACGAGCGTTGCAATCGAGTCGATTCCACCTGAATCGAAGTCGGCGAGTGATGCGAGCGCCTTAGCGAGCCACTTGTCTGATTCCGCAAGAGCGGGCGCAGTCGTTGAGCCTCCCATGACCGCAGCGAGCAGAGTATCGTCGGATACGATCTCCTCTGCTGTGTGCCCAGGGAACACCAGCGGAAACCAGTGCTCGATAGCAAAATCGACGTACGTGCTTCCGAGGATAAGCTCACGCAGTTGCTCGCTGTTGGCGTCCGGGTGGTCGGGATCGTGCCCGAGCACAAGAGCCATGGCGCCTGCATTGCTGCAGAACTCCTGCGCTTGCCCCGGAGTCCCCATAATCTCGCGGAGGCGGTGAACGCCTTTCCGGTAGTTGCCCTTAAGCAGGTAAGCCCAGTTAATGTAGTCGGTAGATTCTGCGCTGATGCTCACTTGTCCCCTCCAAACTCGATTGCGATGCACATGATTCGCGCCGCGTCACCGGAAGCCGAGCCTCCGCCACTGAGCGAGCCGCCCGTGACGAGGCTGACGTTCTGCATGTTCCCGGTGCTTGTCGATTGAGCCGTGTGCACCCAGTAGCTGGCCTTCGTCAGGTTTAGCGACGCAGCCGAATCCTTGACCAGCCGGTACTGAAACTTGGTCGTAGAGACCTGCTGCACCTGGACGCTGTACTCGCCCTCTGCGAGGCACAGAACCTGTGGCGTGCCCTCGAACGGGTCTGGGAACGTGAACGTGTTCCACCCTGACCCGGCATTAGCGAAGCTGTACGTGCGGATGGTCAGGTCTTCCAGCTCACCCGTCGAGCTGCCGCCGCCCTGAATCATGCCGATTAGCTTTATGGGCGTGATGGTCTCGTCGGCAATCTTGTCGCCGGTGACCTCCCCTGGCTTCAGCACGCGGTCAGCCCTGATGACCTTGAGGGCATGCGGCAGGAGCTTCGAGTTGAATAGCTTGTAGATCTCTGTCACGTCAGGCATCCGGCGCGGCCTCCTCCCATGCCAAATCGAACTCCTCTTCCGTGATTCCGAGGGTGTTGAGGTACGTGCCGATGAGCGGGCCAAGCTCGCCGCTAAGGGCCTCCTCGACCGCATCTGCGGCGGCGTTCGCGCGGTCCGTTGCGGCATCAGCCTTGGCCACGGCGTCATCGACCTTCTGGTCGCGCTCTGCCTCGTTGGCGAGGAAGGTGTCATGGCACCACTTCAGCATCTCCTCGATGCGGCTTGCGTAAGCCTCGGCGATGCCGTCACCGTCGGTCTGCGCGTTAGGCAGGATGACGATGGCGAAAGCCTGCGTCGTGGCGTGCGTGGTGGCCTCAATCGTCTCGCCGTCCATGAAGGCGAAGTAGGCGACGGAGCACGTTCCGACCTCCTGCGCGGCCTGCGGGATTACCTCGTAGGTAACGACGTTCCCGCTCGCCTGCGCGCACTTGTCCTCAAGCAGCGCGCCCTTCGGGTGCCGCATGGTGAAGTACGGCGTGACGCCCGAAAGGTCCGCCTCCTCGCCGTGGTCGTAGATGTGGGCCTCGATGACCGTAGCCCTCTTCTCGCCCTGGCGCAGGAAGACCACCTGCTGCTCTTCCGGCTCCTTGGAGAGGTCTAGATACAGCTTGATGGGCTGCACGTCCATTCGGCCACCTCCTCTGCGTGCATCTCGATTTCCTGCGTTGTGATGACGGACCAGCCGCCTGAAAGCTCGACGTATGCCGCCAGGAGCCTTCCGGGCACGGGGACGGCTGGCATGGTCCACGAGACCTCGCTGCCGTCCACCGTGCAGGCCGCCTCGCCGTGGCCGCCGCGCCACATCGCGCGGAAGGTCGCGGTCATGCCTGTGAGGTCTGCCGGGACGCCCTGGTCAACGATCTCTGCGCTCATTGCCACGCCGGACTCGCCGGAGCGGATGTAGACGGGACCGGCGTCCGGCATTGACTTGTCGATGTCTAGGATCATTCGGCCACCACCAGCTCCTTCCCGTCGAGGTAGATCTTTCCGTCCACGACGGAAAGCACGGAGCCGCCGATTGACAGGGCTCCGGTCGTGAGCATCTGGTCGATGCTCGTGACCTTCTGCTCGGCCTCCTGCGCGGCCTGGGCGGCGTTGTTCGCCGCTATCTGCGCCTGCGTAAGCGCGGGCGTGACCGACGTGACCTGCGAGTAGATGCGCGTGAGCACGTCTGGCAGCAGCGATACGATGGTGCCGAACGTGGCGCTCTTGGTGTCGCCGGTCAGAACGTCGCGCTTCATCTCGCCGACGCGCGCCTCAAGGCGCAGCTCGGGGATGAACTCGCGGTCGATGGTCTGGATGACGTCACCCAGCTCGACGCCTCGGAGCTGCAGCGCCATTGCGTCGCTGACCTTGTACTGGACCGATGGAGCGGAGTGCTGCGCCATGTAGGCCCGCGTCGCGTCCTCAAGCTCGTCGGCGTCCTCGATGTTGGCGTCCTCGTACATGCCCACGCTGTGCTTGATGCCGCCGTTTCCGTCCGGCTGGCCCCAACGCTGCTTCTGCTCGTCGGTGCCCTCCACGAAGCACCAGAGGCGGTCCTTCACGCCGTCTGTCTCCGTGTCGAGCGTCTTTCCGTAGCCATAGCAGGCCGTGATGACGTCATCCTTCAGCACGCTCTTCTCGACGCCGCCGATGTCGCGGCCGTACTCGAAGCGCGCCCCTCGGGACTCGCCGCGCTGGTGCACGAGGCTGATTGCCCGCTTGGTGACGCCGCCGTGGGAGACGGTTATCTCGGGCCGGATCTCGCAGCCCCACGTCCCTGCGATCTCAAGCAGCGCCTTGTAGGTGTCCGTCTGGGACAGCGCGAGGTCGTGGCGGCCGAAGTCCTCGACCGTGCCGACCTCCCACGTGGTCTGCTCAAGGATGTGCGTCAGCGCCTCCTCGGCGGTGACGTTGGTCATGACGAATAGCCTGATGTGGTCGTAGCGCAGCCATTGGTGAACGCCCTCGCACTTGTAGCTCATCGTCTGCGAGCCCTCGTGCTCCTGGTCCTGCTCGTTGACCACGTGCTCGTGCCATGTCTCGTCGCGCCACAGGATATGATCTCCCTTTGAAAGCGCGACCGGGACGGTGATGTCCAGCTCGTCCGTGCTGTTGATCTCCTGCGAAAGCGTCGCCTCCGCGATGCCGGTGAGGTCTTGCTGGTAGCGCCCCCAGCGGTCGAAGACCATGAAGCGAAGCCGTCTCATAGCCACATCTCCCGCCACTCTACCTCGAACGGGTAGTCGCACTGCAGCGTGTGCACGCCAGGTGACCACTCGGCGTAATCGTCAAGGGCGTCGAGCATCACAGTGTCATCCCCGACCGTGCAGGCGTGCTGCAGGTTGTCGATGACAACGGGCTCGGTGACCGTCTCGTCCCCGAGCACCCTCATGGTCGCGCCGTCGTTCATGACGGTGAGGTTCGCCGTACCCGCCGTCACCTTGATGATCGGTGCCGTCGGGTAGGAGCCGCCGACGTTGACGCGCAGCGCGGACGTGCCGCCCTGGCTGGAACGACGTCTGACGGCTCCGTACCCGCGAGGGTCGGCGCAGTAGAAGTTGAGCGTGCCGGTTCCGTTCCAGGCGATGCGCTCTAGCTCCGTGGAGCCTTCGAGCACCGCGAGGTTGTACATGTCCGGCGCGTCTGGGAGGACGAGCTTGCACGGGGAGCGGCGGAGCAGGCGGCGCTGCAGCAGCCGCCTCGCCCGCTCGAAGCCCTCGCGCGTGCCAACCTCCTCGAAAGGGCGGTAGAGGCGCACATCGACCTCGATCTCTGCGGCCTCAAGCCGCACGCCGCCGAGGCGCGCCCCGTCGCCCGAAAGGTCATCGGACTTGACGTCCACGTCCGGCATGACGGGGCGGTGGATTCCGTCGATGCGCAGGATGTGGCCGAAGTCGTATCCGTCGTAGATCATTCCGCTCATGCGAGTCCCACCGCCCTCATCTTCCGTTCCTGGTTCCTGTTCATGTCCTTCTGCAGCGCGTCGAGGTCTCGGTCGTCGCGCACGTAGACGTTCCACGTGTCTCCGCCGTAGCTGTAGTAGCCGCCGCCCTCCGCGTACTCGCCCGCCCTCGTAGTGCCGAGGCCGTAGCTGTACCCGCCCGCAGGTGCGAGCGAAAGCGCGCTGGCGGCGTCTATCGCGCCGCTCGTGACGTCCTCCATGGCCTCTGCGGCCATGTAGCCCGTCTTCTCGATGCCGACCGCGAGACCGGCCGACATCATTGCGCCCACCTGGTCGCGCATGACCTTGGAGGGCGATGCCACCGCAGCCTCTGCGCGTGCCGCAGCGATTGCCGCGCGCACGACCGCAGCGGCGGCAGCGGCGATTTCGTTGATCTTGCTCTGGATGCCAGCCGCGATGCCCATGGCGAGCTGCTGGCCCGTGCCATAGAAGGCGTCATAGAAGCTGGCCGCCGTCGCGTTGCCCTGCTCGGACACGGTTGCCACGCTGTCGGTGACTAGCGCCTGGTTGCTGAGCAGTCCCTGCCCCATGTTGGCCACGACGCCCTGCATGGCGGTAGCGGTCTGCTCAAGTACCTCGTCAGACGCGAAGGCGTTGGTCAGGGCCTGCCCGATGGACGTTGCGAAGGTCTCCGCCTGGTCGCCCTCGGCCACCATGGCCATGCTGTCCGTGAGCAGGCCGCCCATGGACTCGGCAAGCTGCTCCTTGCCCGCCTCGATTCCGGCGATGAGGCTGTTCACCACATCGTCACCGGGGCTGAGCGCCTGGAACTGCTCGATTGCCGACTGCTGGCCCTCGATGAGCGCGTCGTTGTAGAGCTGGATGTACTCGCCGATCTCATCCGAGGACTTCTCGGCCATGTCGGCGATTACCTGGCCCCACTGGTCGAAGCCGCCCTCGTAGACCGCCTTGCGGAAAGCCTCCGTGTCGATTCCCTCGGGAATCTTGTTGAAGACCTCAACGAGGTTGTCTGCGTAAGCCTGGGACTCGGCCATGTTGAGCCGGAGGTTCTGCTCCCACTCGTCCAGGCCGGTCTTGCCGTAGGCGGTCATCTGGTCGAAGCCGTTTGCGACGGTGCTGGTGAAGTCCTGCATGCCGCTAACGAAGTCCTCCATGGTGACGTCCATGCCGCGCAGGGAGCTTGCGAAGCTCTCCACGGACACGCCCGCCATCTGGAAGGCGTTGCTCAGGCCGCTGTCGCTGTAGATGGCCTCCTTGACGTCGAGGCAGGTCTCTCGGAAGTCGAGCAGCCAGTCCTTCGGGTCGGTCATATCGAAGCACTGCAGGCTGTTGATGTAGAGCGACCGCTGGTTAAGCTCCTGCTCCCTCTCCGCTCTGGCGAGGTCATCGAAGCTGTCCACCATGGCCTGAACCTGCTCGTCGGTCATGTCGGCCATCTGGGCGAGGGCGTCCTTGTAGTCGTCCCCGCCCTCCATGACGCGCTCCACGAAGTTCTTGGAGTAGCGCACGCCGGTCTTGTTGAAGAGCTTGCCCAGCGTGTCGGACCACGAGGTCGCGGCGTCCATGTCCGTGATGAGGTCGTCCTTCATCTTGTACAGGGACTGCCAGTGCTCCATGTCGCCCACGGAAGCCGTGAGCTTGTCCTGCATGGCGATGAACTCGTTCGCCTCGGAAAGCCACTCGTCGTAGCTCTCCTTCTCGGTGTCGCTGAGGTCGCCCTTGGCGATCTTCTTCTCCCAGTCTGCGCGCTCCTCGGCGATCTCCTGAATCTTGTCCTTGTAGCTGTCGAGGTTGTAGCCTGCGGCCTCAAGAACCTTCATGGAGTCGTAGACCTCGCCCGTCTCGGGCTTGGCGTAGCCGAGCGCCTTGATGTTTGGCATCAGCGCGCCCCAGATGACGTCTCCAAGCTCTGAGGAGACCTGCTGCAGCTCGTGGCTGCGCTCGCGGTACCCCTCGATCATCTTGTCGATGTACGCCTGCATCTCGGCGTCGGCGTCCTCCATGGCACCGGTGGCGGCGTCGCCCATGGAGCCCGCCGCGTCCGCCACGAGGCTCGTGCCGCTGGAAAGTCCGTCGCTGTAGCTGACGGCGGCGTGGTAGCCGTACTCCCATGCGGTGTCGGACACGTGCTGGCCGACCTCTCGGACGGCCTTGACGGGTGCGTCCGCCCCGTCCTCGATGCCCTCGGCGAAGCCCTCCATAAGCGCCTCGCCCGAGTACGTGGTGTAGCCTCGGCCGGACAGAGGGCCCTTCTTCGCGGGCGAGAAGGGGAAGTACGCGCGGATCTGCGACATCCCTGCGGAGACCGCCGCGACGGCCTGGGACATGCCCTGCTGGATGCCGCGCACGAAGCCCTGCATCATCGCGAGGCCGGAACTGTAGAGCGCGCCCGAAAGGCCGCTCAGGATGGATACGATCTGGCTGCGCAGCGTCGCGAAGAGCGCGACCGCCTGCGCGATGCCCTGCTGGATGGCGATGATGAACATCTGCATCGCGAGCACGGACTGCTGGCTCATCTCGCGTGTGAAGATGGCCATGGAGGACTGCACCACTGCCACCAGTGCGGCGAACTGCGCCGTGGTCATGGTCGTGAACATCGTCACCGAGGCGGTGGCGAGGGTCATGGCCGCCACGACCGCCGTGGATGCCGCCGTGAATCCCGTGGCCATGGCGGTCGCGGACACGACCGCCGCCGCGAACGAGACGGCGAGCGCGGCTGCGGCAGCCGCTGCCGTGGTGAACCCGGACGCCGCCTGTGCCGATGCCGACGCCGCCGCAATCAGCGACGGGGCTGCGGACGCCAGGGACGGCGCTGCGGATGCGGCGGCCATGGCCAGGGCGGTGAGCCCAGCGGCCGCCATCGGTGCGGCGGACGCCACCACAGTGATGCCGGTGCCGAGGAGCACCGTGCCTGCGGCTGCTGCCGTGACGCCGGTTGCGGCCGTCGATGCCGCAGTCGCGTAGGCGACGAGCGCCGGTGTGCCAGCGAGCAGGCCGACCGTTGCCGCAGCCGCTGCTGCGGCGAACGCCGCGATTCCTGCCGCCGCCGTGGGGGCGGACTCCGCGATGGTCGGGAGCGCCGCGCCCATTGCCGTGATGCCAGCGGCGGCGATCACGACGCCGGTTGCGAGCAGGATGACCGCAGCGGCGAGCACCGTCATGCCCGCGCCGAGCAGCGTCACGCCTGCTGCCGCCACGGTGACCGCAGCGCCGAAGGCGATGATTCCTGCGGACGCCACGAGGACGCCAGCGCCGAGCACCGCGACGCCAGCACCTGCCACAAGAGCGCCAGCGCCGAGGAGCGCCATGCCTGCGGCGAGCGCGGTCATGGCCGCACCTGCGGACGCGCCTCCCGCCGTGATGGTCGGGAGCGTAGCGCCGAGCATGGCCACGCCAGCGGCGGCGATCATGATTGCCGCGCCGAAGAGCGTGACCGCTGCGGCCGCGACGGTGATTGCCGCCGCCGCAGCCACGACGCCGACGGACGCGGCCGTCATGCCCACGCCGAAGACGGTTGCCGCAGCACCTGCGGCCAGGAGGCCGGGAGACGCCACGAGCGCCGCCGCTCCGAGCGCGGCGAGACCGACCGCTGCCGTGGTGCCGAGCGATGCGATGATGGGTAGCTGCGCGCTCATGAGCGCCATGCCAGCGGCCGCGAGCGTGATGCCCGCGCCGATGACCACGACAGCCGCGCCGAGCACGAGGGCTGCTGCGCCAGCCGCCAGGAGACCGGCGGAAAGCACTAGCACCGCCGCGCCAGCCGCGATGGCACCGGGCGCGAAGGCGAGCATGCCCGCCCCGAGCGCCGCGATTCCGACCGCTGCGGACGCGCCGTAAGTGGCGATCATGGGGAGCTGCGTGGAAAGCAGCGTGATGCCAGCCGTGGCCAGCAGGATGCCAGCACCGACCATGAGCACCGCAGCGCCGAACGCCGCGATGCCGACAGCGCCAGCCGTGAGCGCGGGGCCCACGACGGAGGCACCCGCCGCGAGGCCGACGATTGCCGCCACGAGCGCGACCATGGCGACGGCGGCCATGGGGCCAGCCGCCGCGATCTGGATTGCGGCCTGGGCGAGCACGTACAGCCCCGCCGAGGCCGCGAGGACTCCCACGCCGACGAGCGCGATTGCGGCTCCGAGCGCGAGAATCTGCGGCGCGCTCATGCTCGCAGCGCCGCCGATCTGACCGAGCGCGGTGGTCGCGGGGGCAGCGGCCGAGCCGATGCCGCCGAGCGCGGACTGGAAGGACGTGACGAATCCGACGATGCCCTGAACGACGCGGAAGCCGAGGAACGCCGCCACGAGCCCCGCCACGATGGGCGCGACCTCCGAGGCGTTGTCCTTCAGCCACGCGCAGGCGTCGCCGATTCCCTCGACAATGGGCTTCGCCGCCTCAAGGGCGGCCTTCAGGGCGTCAGCCGCAGCGACTGCGGGGTCGGTGCCCTCGGGGATGCCGAGCAGCGAGCCGACTATGCCGCCCACAGCGCCGCCCACGTCGCTCGCTGCCTGAGCGAGTGTCCCGAAGATCTCGGATGCGGTCTGCACCGCGCCGTTGTCCTGAATCTGCCCGACGAAGGTCTGCACGGCACCTGCAGCGGCGTTGAAGCCGTCCGTGATGCCGGTCTTTATCGTGTTGATAACGCCGACGATGTTCTCGACGCCGACTCCCTCGATGATGGACGCGACGCCCTTGGTGACGGCGTTCGATGCGTTGGCCATCGCCGTGCTGATACCGGCTACGCCGTCCTCCGCCTGCTGCTGGAAGCTCGCGAAGCCCTCGCCACCAACGGTGTCCAGCTCGACAAGCTTGTTGAGGAACTGGTCCATCGTGATGTCGCCGTTCTTCATGGCCTCGTAGAGATCCTGCTGTCCGGCGGTCGCGCCGAGCAGGGACTTGGCCATCTGGTCCATCTGACCGGGCATGGCCGTGCAGATGGAGCGCCATTCCTCAAGCTCGAACTTGCCCTTGCTCACGGACTGGCTGAACTGCTCAAGCGCAGCGTTCTGTACCTCGATGGGCGCTCCGCCCGCGAGAACCGCGTCATTGAAGGCGAGCATGATGTCCGTGGCCTTGCCGACGTCCTGAACGGACGGGACGAGGCGCTGGACGCCGCTCGTCATGCTGTCGAGGGTCGTGGGCAGCCCGCTCAGACGGTCGCTCATCTTCTGGATGGCGGCCGAGGCGTCCTCGGAGCTGTAGCCGAGGTTGGACATGACCTTCGGGAAGTTGCGCATGGTGTCCACGCGCGAGACGGCCTTGTCAACGGACGCGCTCACGACCTCGACTGCCTTGCCGAAGCCCTGGGCGAGTACGTTGCCGACGGCGATTGAGATGGCCGAGCACTTCGACTTGAAGCTGTCCAGGGCGCTCTCGCTGCCCTTAATGCCCTTGTCGAAATTGGAGCCGTCAAAGGTGGCCTTGGCTGAGAGTGTGTAGTCGGCCATCCCAACCACCTCCTGCTATTCAGTTGTTATTCGGTTGTGATCCGCTGCCGCTTCCCGTACTTGCTGGCAAACGCCTTCTTGAGCAGGTCGAACTCACTCTTGGTGACGGGGGGAGCGGAGTGCTCGGGCTGAACCTTCTTCCACAGCTCAAGCAGCTTGCGGCCCTTCTTTCTGAGGACGTTGGCCACGGCCACCTCGGTCGCGTGCTGCATGATCTCGGAGTCGCGCACGGTGCGCGTCTCAAGCTCCTTGCGGACGAAGGAAAGCTGCACGGGCGTTAGCGAGCCGTACTGCTCGGGCGTCCATCCCAAGCGGGCCGCGAAGTACGCGTAGTCGATCTCTCGGCGGAACATCCCCGCCGCGTGCTCCCTCTCGGGGGATAGCTGACCCGCCTTGAAGTACTCGTAGCGGGTCAGCTCCCGGAGGGCCTTTACGCGCTCTGGGTCTTGAAGAAAAAACCGCAGTCGCGGGTCAGGGCCTCGGTGACGGCGGTGAAGACGTCGAGGTAGCCGTTCTCCTCGATGAGCTTCTGGCCCATCTCGCGGCCCTGCTGCGGCGAGACGTAGTTGCCGCCCTCGTGCTTGATGCCGTAGGCCACGAGGTCGCGCAGCTCGCCGAGCGAGAAGGAGCCGCCGTTCTGGGCGAAGGACGCCATGATGGGTCGGTGGCTCTGCTCGTACATGTCGATGCGGGCGAAGATGAACTTGATCTCGTACTTCTTGCCCTCAACCTCGAAAGTCCTGGTGTCTGCCATTGATGGTCTCCTTTCCATCGTTTACTGACTTGTCGCTAGGGCCTAGCCCTCGGAGTCGGTGGTCGTGATGGTGATGGTCGCGGCCGTGATCTCGGGCTCCTCGGCGGCCTCGCGCATCCAGCACGGGCCGGAGCCGGTGAACTCGGCGCTGTAGGTGGTGTTGTCGTCGTTGGGTGCCTCAAGCTCGTCGGAGGTGATGATGGCGAGGCCCTTGCGGATGGGGATGTACTTGACGCCGTTGGAGATGGTCTCGCGCTCGTACATGCCGACGCAGACGTAGGTGCCGTCCTTGAGCGCCTTGATGATGGTCTTGCGGCCCTCGTCGTCGGCCATCCACAGGCCGTCGGTGCTGGCGCTCCAAGACTTGACGCCTGCGGTCACGACCTGCCAGTCGCCGGTGCCGTCCTTGGTGGCGGTCTCGGAGTTCTCGGCCTCGACGGTCCACGTCAGGCCCTGCTGTCCGGCGAGGGCGAGCAGGTTGGTGCAGGTGGCGTCGAGGACGGCGAGGACGATGTTCTTGCCGTGCACGGCCTGGGCGGTCTGCGCGTCGAAGTCGCAGCCGGTGGTCAGGGTGCCGGAAACCTGGGGTTCAGCCATTGCCTTTTCCCTTCTATTCAGTTGTTCGTTCGGATTGCTACTTGCAAAGGAGGCCGTAGCAGACCTCGATGCGATAGCTGAGGATTGCGTGGCCCTCGCCCGACTGGTCGCGGGTCACGGCGCGCAGCCCCATGAAGTCCTGCGTGTTGAGCAGGAAGGGCTTGGGCAGCTCAAGCTCGCTCTCCATGGCCTCCTCGACCTGCTGGACGAGGCGGTACACGGGAGCGGTTGAGAAAGGCTCAACGGGCTCGGAGATGCAGTGGATGAGGACGTTGAACACGTCGAGGCACATGGTCTTGGTGCGCGCGTCCTCTGTGGTCTCGATCTCCGCGCTGAAGAGCGGGGAGGGCTTGTCCTCCGGGAAGTCGTAGCAGGTGATGCCGGTGTGCTCCGTTATGTGGTCGATGAGGCACCCCAGGAACTCCCCGATGCTCATGCGTCGAATCATGTGCCAGCCCTCCTAAGCTCGCGCTTGAGCGCGCTGTGGAGCTTCGGCCCCTGCGCCGCCACGTTCGCGGCCAGATAGTGCTGGCCGGGAACGTAGGACGCCTTGAGGCGCTTGCCGAGCTTCGGCACGAACTGGCCGACGTTCTGGCGGTGGCCGTACTCGACGTGCGGCGCGTACTCCTTGGTGTAGCCCACCTCGGATTCGCCTCCGTCGGGCGTGAAGCCCAGCGAGGCAACCAGCTCGCCGGAATCGACTGGCGTTCCGCCGCGCTTGCCACGGTTGTAGATCTGGCGCATGTTGTCCTGGACAACCTTGTCGAAGTCTGCCTGCGACAGCCTGCGCAGGGCGGCGGCGAGCTGCCTATCGCCCTGCAATGTGATCGTCCCAGCCATCCTTCGTGCACCTCCTCACGTTCACCGCGACCGTCGGCGCCTCGTGGGTCACGCTCTCGACGGAATAGAGGACGCCGCGAACCTTGATGGCCGCGACGCCCTCTAGAAGCTCCGGTTTCGATTTGGTCAGGAATGTGCGCTCGACCATGTTGAAGCGGTTGCCCTCGGTCTCGTCCAGGACTGGCATCCAGGGCGGCGTGCGCACCAGGATGTGCTCCCCCGTCTCCACTAGCTCGAAGACGGGGTTCCTCGTCTCGTCCTTGCCGGTCTGCTCCCGCTTGTATGTGAGCGCGCGGTACCAGCGCATGGGCACCACCTACCTGAAGAAGCGGATGCCGCTGCGCCCTCGGTTCATCGTCCGCTTCAGCGACGCAAGCTCCTCGTCGTACTCGCCGAGGATGTCATCGATGAAGCTGTTCGACACCGACCCGCCCTCCGCTGCCGATTCGGAGGTGCTTCCCTCGAAGCCTCGCAGGCGCAGTGCCTTCACGGCCGCATCGACCACGATGGAGCCGACCATGGCTGGCAGCTCGTCTGCGGTTTCCATGCGGATCGTGATTCTGTCGATGACCGTGCGCAGCATCTCCTCGATGGCGGCGTCGCTCGGAAGCTCCTCGCCGTCGAGGTAGCGCGTCTTGACGCGGGCGCTGAGCGCGCCGACGTCCATTAGCCCTCGCTGTCGTCGGCAGTGGTGACGGTCGCGATGACGTGGCCGTACGGGTTGGGCAGGACGGGGACGAAGAGGCCGCTCGCCTTGGTCCAGGTGGCCACAGGGTCGGGCGTGTCCCACGTGGTGACGGTCACGAACTGGCTCTGGCGCTTGCTGTCGAACGCGCCGCCCTGCTCGCGCTCCTCGGGCGTGACGCCCCAGAGGCCGGTGCCGAGAGTGCCGTCAGCGCCGGTGGCGGTGACCACGAAAGCCTCGTCGGGGAAGAAGTTGCGCTGCTCGACGTAGGGCTCGCCCTTCTCGTTGGTCTTCAGCACGCCGTACTTGTCGGTGTCGGTCACGATGGTGATGCCGAACTGGTCGAAGAAGAGGGCGTTGATCTGGGCCATGGTTGGCAGGATGCCGACGCCGCTGGTGCCGAAGATGGCCTTCTGGATGGTCTGGTTGGCCTTGATTTTCTGGACGATGGCCTTGGAGGTGATGGCGATGTTGGGCGTGGAGCCGTTCTTCTCGGCGGTGTCCACCCAGCCGTTGACGTCGCCCAGGACGTCGGCGGTGGCGTCGCTCCAATCGCCGGAGACGCGGTTCTCGTCGGGGACGTCGTAATCGACCACGAAGTCGAGGCCGTTCTCCTGGATGACCGCCTTGCCCTTGGCGATGGCATCGACCTTGGCCATCTCGGCGCGGGTCACGACCATCTCAGCCATGCGGGCGATGTCATCGAAGACGTAGTTGCGCGTGGAGTCCATGTCCATCGCCATGCCCTGGGTGAGCTTCGCAACGTTCTCGGTGAGGTTGATCTTCTCCTTGATCAGAAGCTCCTCGACGCTGACGCGCTCGAAGGGCACGCGGGACGCGATGTGCGCCTCGGTGTCGTAGGCGTGGACCATGGCCACCTGCGGCAGGTTGCCGTTGGCGCACAGGCGCGTGTACTCCTGCTTGATGTACTGGGTCTTGCGGTCGGGGAAGTAGCGGCTGCCGGTGTAGTTGCGGGCGACCGCGAAGTTCTGGCTAAAGTCCAGAAGCTCCTTCTCGGTGATGAGGCCGGAGAGGGTGTTAGGCATTTTGCTCGCTCCTTTCTGTTAGACGAGGTGGAGGCCCTGCTTGGCGAAGGTCTCCTTCTGCGCAAGCGCCTCACTGGAAACGCGGTCGGCGCGGACGCGGCCAGCGACGACCACGGCCACGGGGTAGGCCGCGTCTGCGGTCATGTCGTAGTCCTCAAGGACGACGCCCTCGACCGGAGCCGTGCTCTTTGCGTAGTAGGTGGCGTCGGGCTGGGGGCTGCTGTCCTCGGAGAGGGTGTACTCCCCGTCGGCAAGCTCGTACCAGCCCTTGGCGCTGGGGTTCTCGCTGCCGGGTTCCGCGACGGGCGTGTAGACGTCGCCGCCGCCGAAGAGCGTGCCCGCCTTGACGATGCCGTCATCGTCGGCCATGTCTGCGGTGGCCTGCTTCGTCTTGGTGACGAGGCCGACCTCGCTCTCAAGGATGTTCAGGCTCTCGCCGAACTGCTCGGAAGTGTAGAAAGGCATTATTCCTTCCCTCCGTTCTGGTTGGCTGTCTTTGTCTGGCTGTACTTCTGTGCGAATGCGGCACCGAAGCTGACCTCGTTGGGCTTCGGGTCGGCCTTGGGGATCTCGCGCTTGAGCTGACGCTGAACCGCCTCGTTGACCGCCTTGGGCCACAGCTCCTTGAGCTGGTCGATGGCCGCGCCGGTCTTGTCGGCGTCCGCGCTCACGAACATCGCGAGCAGGTCATCGCCGAGGTTGATGTCGGCGGCCGCAAGCTCGCGGCGCGCGATTGCGGTCTGCTGCGTGAGGTCGCGCTCCTGCTCAAGCGCCTCCTTCTCGGCGCGGAGCTTCTTGGCCTCGTACTTGGCGCGCTGAAGCTCGGTCATGTTCTCAAGCTTCTGGGCCTCGGTCTGCTTGCCAGCGGCCTCGTCCTCGATCTGCTTGCGAATCTCGCGCTCCATCTTTGCGCGCTCGCGTGCGAGGCGCTTCTGGATGATCTCGTCAAGGTCGTCATCCGTGTACTTGGCCTCGCCGGTCGCGGCGTCTCCGCCCTCGCCGGTAGTGCCTTCGCCCTCGCCGCCGTCACCAGCGGGTTCGGTTCCCTGCGGGTCGATGCCCGTGGGCTCGACGTCGTTGGGGTCGATTCCGAGCTGTGCCTTGGTCATCGGTGTCTCCTTCGCTTCCATAGGGTTTTTCGTGGCCCATGCCTGCACGAGCCGTAGCTTTTTACGTGGTCCACGCCTGCACGCTCCGTGGCTTTTAACGTCGTCAACGCTCGGACGGCATGAAAAAGGCCCCTTGCCGGGGCCGTCTCATTGCTTGGATATGCGCTTCTTCTTCCACTTGAAGTGCCGCTCGATGAGGTAGAGCGATATGTCCTGCACGACGTAGGCAAGCAGCTCCTCGCCGGGGCTCTCCTCGCCGAAGCTCTTCAGGTAGTGGCGCGCCACGTGCACCGACTCATGGGCGAGCAGCGACGCGTCTACTGCGGCGTCGTAGTCTGTGCATGGGGTCATCCACACGAGGTAGATGGTCTCCTCGCTGCCGGGGACGCGGAGGAACGAGGTCGTGGCCTGCCTGCCGACGAGGCTCTTCCAGTCCTCCTCGTATTCCCTGCCCTCAAGCCTGCGAATGGCCTTGCGCGCCTTCTTCTCGGAGTGCACGAGCCTTATCTCAAGCTCGGGAAGCGCGCCGCCGCCTATGACGTCGAACTTCATGCAATCACGTCCTCAAGGGTCAGAACTTCGCCCTCGTGCGTGATGATGGCCTCAAGCTGCTCCTCGTCAATCATGGCCGAGAAGCGGAACTCCTCCTTGCCGTTGTGCTCCACGATGATCGTGGGCACCTTGGTCACGGGGATGAGCGCGTTCGCCTGGGCGAAGCGCGCGTCGTAGCGCGCGTGCACCTCGATTGCGTCAGGGTAGCTCTCGATGAGCGGGTCGATGACGCGCTCCTTGTAGTCCCGGCAAGGCTGGCAGTTCGCGTTGCCGAGGTATACGAGATGTCGCAACTGGCACCTCCTTTCGGCATGAAAAAGGCCCCTTGCGGGGCCTGACTTGGTTATTCGTCCTCTTCCGTCGGATAGAGGCTGTCGAGAACTGCGAACGCTTCGTCCGGAGTTGACATCCTTGCGTCATCGCCGGATACGAGAATCACGAGCGGCGGTCCGGTGCACACGAACTCTCCGGGCGGGATGTCGGCGATTGTCGGCTCGTACACGTCGAACCCATTCCACTCTCCGGCATGCTCGCATCCGTCGTAGCCCTGCGACCTTGCGTACCTCTCGACCTCTCGCAGCGTCATCTCTCCACCCCCCTCATGATCTTGTTCGCGGTGTCGATGTCAATCTCCATGTTATCGACCCGCAGCGCCTTCGGTGCACATGAGTATTTTCTCCCATGCCACGTCTCAGTATACTTCAGGCGCTCAAGATACTCTAGCAGGGCGTTTCTGGTCTCCGTGGTCTTCCTGCCTCGGACGGACCGTTCTCCGTAGATGAGCTTGCGACGCTCGATCTCCTCTGCGGTGTAGACCTTCGTCACGATGTCCTCGCCGCGATACGACCGGTCGCATTGGGGGTCGTACATCACGAGGGTTCCCGAGCTGTCCTTGGATATGCACACGATGTGGCCTATCCTGCTCCGGCCCTTCCAGTTGAACCGGATCTCGTATCGGTTTCCCTTCTCTATGACCTTCTCAAGCCACTTGTAGCACTGCTTCGCCGTCTTGACGGACGTGTCCTGCATGAACTCTGGGCGCTCCCCGGTCTCGGGGTTCTTCCATGCGATTCTCGCGTCGCGCGCAAGCTCGTCCATGCCGCCGTACCGGGACCGGACCTCGACGTCGTAGCCCCTGCGCCGCGCCTCGTACGTAACGACGCACGACTGGCAGTTCGTCTGCCACTCCCTTCCTTCCAGGAAGTGCGGATTCACCCTTCCGCTGTCCGCGTCATCGTGGCTCATCGGCGCTCCCGGATTGATTCCGGCTATCTCGGGCATGGACCTTCCGCGCTCGACCTTCGCGCTCTCCGGCGGCGTCGAGCCGTGACGCGAGGCGTACTCGGCCTCCCATTCCTCGTAGTCGGGAACCTCGATGGTGTAGCCACAGCGGCACCACGGGTGCATGGGCGGGAAGTTCACACCGGGCTCGCGCTCATCGAAGCGCGCCGGGTGCGCAAGCTGCTCGCGCTCAAGCGCCTTGCAGACCTCGCACGCCCTTGCGTCGGCGCACGCCAGCGCGTAGTACTCGTACTCGCTCTGGTGCACCTGCGCCTGCGCCTCGTTGGTGAGGAACGTGCCCTCGGTGAAGACGAGGCGGCGGATGTCGCGCTCGGACACTCCCTCGAACCGCTCCTTGAGCGCCTTGACTGCCTTCTCGTAGGAGTCGCCGCGCGCGACCATCTGCGCGAAGTCATCGTTAAGGTAGGCGGCAAGCTTCTCACGGTTGTTCCAGATCTTTTCGCTGTAGCTCTCGCCCTTGGACCATCGGCGTCCGACGGTCGCGGATACGAGCTGCGAGTCGATGCTGTAGAACTCCTTGCCGAAGCCCATCTCCTCGGCGGTCAGGTTGGCCGACCGCTGGGCGAGCTTCTTGAAGTGCTCGTCAAGCTCCTCCTGCTCGATGGCCCCGATCTCAAGCTGCTGCAAGCGGATGGCCGTCTGGATGCCCTCAAGCCGGTTCAGCTTGTAGATGGACTCGCGCACCGGCATGAGGTCGGCGTACTGCGGGTACTTCTCCGCGAAGTCGTCCATGCGCTCCATGAGCAGCTTGCGGTCGGTGTCGGACAGGTCGTGCAGGAGGTCTCGGTAGCGGATGACGTTCTGCTCGCCGTACTGCTGGTAGTAGGCCGCTATCTCCCGCTCAAGCTGCCGCGCCTGCCTGTCGTAGACCTTGGCGAGGCGCTTGTTAAGGCGCTCCTCGTCGGCCTCCATCTGCGCAAGCAGCTCCTTGCGGCGGCCTGCCCAGTAGTCGGCGTCCCTAGTCATCGGCCCCCGCGAGGATGGCGTCGATCAGCTCGGCCTTGGTGCTGCCTTTGGCCACGTGGATGCCGCTCTGCTCCGCGAGGTCGTAGAGCTGCGGATTGGTCATCTTCTTCAGCGCGGCGCGCTCGTCATCGTCGGCGGCGGGCTTCTCGGCCTCCTTCGGCTCCTCGATGGGCTTTCGCTCGTCAGCGTCGATGGCATGCCTCCCGTCAGTCACGACGAGGAAGCGCGCGTCGGCGTAGCCGTCGGCGAACCTGACCCAGCCGTGCTCGACGGTCTCAGCGTCGTAGTCGCCCGCCGAGATCTGGCGCACGACCTTAGAGCCGGGGACCGGCTCCTTGCGGACGTTGAGCTTCATGCCCTCCTTGTCAGGGCTGTACGTTGCCTTCATCTGTCTCCTCCGTTTCCGTCATGGCCTGCTCAGGCAGGCGGTTGGTCGGGAAGCCCTCCACCACAGAGGACTGAACCCGCTGCTCCTTCTCATCTGCCATGCGCTCGATCTCCTTCTTGGGCTCGTCCACGCACGACAGCAGCCCGAGCAGCGTCTCCTGGGAGACGATGCCGGACAGGGACTGAACGACGCTCGCCTCGGCCTCGACGTCCTGCGGCATGTTGCGGTGCATCGTGATCTCCACCGCCTGCCAGTCATCGCCCTCGAAGGGCTTGTCGGGGTAGTTGGCGAGCAGGCGCAGGCGCTCCTGGATGCCGAGCACGAACTTGCGCTCCTTGTTACGGGCGAGGTTGTTCATCGGCATCATGCGCATCTTGAGCGCCGTGCCCGATGCCGTTGAGAAGGATTCGTCCGTGATGTCGGGCACCATGGAAAGCTTGAAGATGAGGTTTTCCAGGCGAGTGACGAGGTTTTCCTGCGCGGTGTCGGCGTCCGGCTTCTGCAGGAAGTAGACCTTCGGCGCGCCGCCGCCCTCGCCCGAGTCCCACAGGTTGATGAGCTTGTACTCACGGAGATCGGCCTTCCAGTCCTCATCGAGCTTCGTGCCCTCGACCACCATGTAGGCGTCTGAGAAGTACTCGACGTCGTTGGCCTTCTCGGAAAGCACGCGGTTGTAAGCCTCGATGAGGTTCAGAACTCCCTCATAGAGTCCGCGCCGCTCGCCATTCTGCACGAACTGGACGGCGGGCACGTCGCCGAAGTAGTGGTCCTCAGCCTCGCCGATTTCGAGCGTGCCGCTCGCGCTGTCGAAGTGGTAGACCTTCGTGGCGTCCGAGAAGCTGCCGACGATGCGGCTCTCCTCGTCGTATGCGTAGCGCACGAAGTAGATCTTGCGGTGCAGCACGGAGTCATCGAAGACCATGAACGACGTGAGCGGGCTCACCGCGACGCTGCGCGGGCGGCCCTCGTCATCCTGGTAGAACATCTCGTAGCTGACGCCGAACTTCGAGCACATCTTGCTCAGCTCGGCGTCGGTGTCCTCCTGGTGGTTCCGCGCCATGTAGTCGGCCAGGTAGGCGTCCTTCGCGTCCTCCTCGTGCCTCACGTCCACGGGGACGCCGATGAAGTAGCCCTCGAAGGTCTCGGTGATGTCGTATGCCATGTCGGCCGCGAGGCGGTTGTCGGGCTTGTACGGCTCCTTCTTGGGACGCCCGAAGATCTCGTAGTGCGTCTCGTACGCCTCGCCGAGGTACCGCAGGCGCGGCAGGTGGTTCTCGCGGTGGGCGTCGATTAGGCGCTGCAGGAGCGTAGCGTCCATCACCGTCCCGGCAGGGAGCGTGAAGTCGTCGCTTACGGGCTCCTGGCCGAGCTGGTCGTAGTAGAAGCTGTGGAACTCGTGGGTCATGTCACACCCCCTCCTTGAATCCCCTGATCTGCGGGCGCTGGCCGTACGCCCTTATCGCCGATGCCAGCGAGTCGGGCATGTCGTCGTGCTCCGCGTTCTCGTTGTAGTCGAGCACCTGGTTCACAGCCTCCGCGTCGAGCGGGTACGCGTCGCAGTCGAGCAGGCGCAGGCCCGCCCACTCGGCGCGCAGGTAGGTGCTCACCTTGATGAACTTGTTCTGGTTCTCCGTGTAGCCACGGCACGGGTGGCCCATGCGGATGATTCGCTTGCGCAGGTAGCCCTTGTCGGCGTTCTTCTCGCAGAAGATCGTGCCGATGCGAAGCTCCTTGCACAGGCGCAGAATCTCGGGCAGGCAGTCATCGACATGCCTCTCGGGCCAAAGCCTGATGTAGGCGCGCCAGCCGTCCGGCGTCTTGGCGAGCGCCGTGAATGCCGTGCCGTCCTTGCCGCCGTAGGCGGCGTCGATGTGGCCGATGCCGTCGTGCAGCTCGCGCGGGTCGCCGAAGTAGCGCGGCTCCTTGAACATGGCCTCCTCGTCCGCGATGTGCTTGAGCTTGTAGTTCGCGGCGAAGAGCGACACGCTCATGCTGCGCTCTATCTTCGCCAGCTCGTCGCGGTCGATGAGGCCCGTGCTGTAGCAGTCGTACTTGACGATGTTCGGCATGAGCGAGAAGGCATCGTCCTTGTGCCAGGGCGTGCCCGTGTTGAAGATGCGGCCGCCACGGTTCTTGATGTTCTGCAGCTCCTGGTAGATGAGCTTGATTCTGTTGCGCTCGGCCGCGCTCACGCGGTCCTTGATGTTGATGATGTCGTCGGTGAAAACCCGGTCGGCGTGCTTGCCCGTGAGCGAGCCGCCGCAGCCGAGGCCGAGGAGCTGCGCCGCGCCGGAGACGCCAAGAACGAGGTTCGTGCTCACCTCGGTCGTGGTGTCCTTGGTGAGCGCGAGGTCGATGCCGTAGAGCGTCTGGCACATCGAGCGGAAGTAGGCGCTCTTGAGCACGTTGGACGTTGCGGCAAGCACCTCCGCGACGTCCGTGTCCGTCTTGCGCATGAAGATCGTGCGCTGCTCCGGGAACAGCAGGATGATGAGCGCCAGCGAGATAGCGATGCACGTGGTCTTGTAGGAGCCACGGTGCGCCTGCAGCGTCTCGTCATCGTCGCCGAAGACCATGGCTCGAATCCACGCGTCGTGCAGCTCGGTCAGCTTGTCGTAGCCGAGCCTTCTAGCAATCTCTGTCGGGTGGAGGTAGATGAGGTCGATGAGGTCTTGGCGCTCATCGGCCATCTGCCTTCTCCTTGGCGGACGCGATCATCTGCTGGATGTCGCTTGCCGCAGCGGCCACCTCGCCGGACACCTCCACCTTGTCGGCGGGCTTCTCGCCAGCTGTGTCACGGAGGAAGGTGAGCGCCACGACGTCGCCCTCGACGGCCTTCCTGGCCACGGCGAGCACCGCCTTCTGGCCAACGGTTAGGTTAGCCTCCAGCGTCTCGTCCATGGACAGCGCCTCGATGTCGGCGAGCTTTCCCTTACCCGCTGGCATGTCGAGCACGATTCGAGCCATCTCTCGCATGGCCTTGCGCTCCCTGCGCTTGGCAGCGGAAGCCTTGCCCGCCTTTCGCGCGCTCTCTCGTCGTTGCTTCGCCGTTCGGTCGCGCGTCGGCTTGATCAGGTTCTGCTCGTTCGCCACGTCGCTCACCTCCCCCTGTCCATCGGGCTGCCGTGGTTCTCGAAGCACCAGCGGAGGCCGCGCATGCGGCGCTCCTCGGCCACGAGCGCGGCGTTACCGCGCTTTGCCGTGCTGCGCTTCGGCTTGATGCCGAGGGCCTTGCAGAAGGCGCGGCCCACGACTGTGTGAGAGTGGGCAAGCGCGCTTGCCCTGATGTAGTCGAGCGTTACCATGCGCTCACCCCCTGAGTTGTCTAGATCGGCGCGGCGGGACTCGAACCCGCGACACTGCGGCTCTACCGACTGAGCTACATGCGAATATGGCTCCCCCTCGTGGAATCGAACCACGGTCGCCGGAACCAGACTCCGGAGTTCTACCTCTGAACTAAGGGGAAGTGGCAGGCCATGAAGGTGTCGAGCCTCCGTCTGCGGTTTTGGAGACCGCCGCTCTGCCGTTGAGCTAATGGCCTGTGTGGCGGATGGGGAGGGATTCGCACCCCCAAGTGCTTTCGCACAGCCGGTTTTCGGGACCGGTGCCTTTGCTGCTCGGCCACCCATCCGGGGAGGCACCTGCGGGACTTGAACCCGCGACCTTCGGATTAGGAATCCGACGCTCTATCCGCTGAGCTACGATGCCTTCTGGCGGAGGATGCAGGATTTGCACCTGCGGGACGCGTTTGCGCCCTACGGGTTAGCAACCCGCCGCATTCGTCTGCTCTGCCAATCCTCCGTTGCTCCGCCATTGAAGGGCGGGGTTGCGTGTCTCCCGCCCGCGCATGACAGCTTGCGCAGTATCGAGCGCCTTCCCACGAGGCGCATGAAAAATGGCCACCGCGCGTTCGACGCGCAGCGGCCAAGTTCCACCGATATGAAAAAAGGACTTGCGGTGCCCTGCTGCCCCTCAAATCCCTCGTTTACACCATATCAGGAAAGTTTTTACCTTTTGTTACCTTGCGAGGTTCACACATCTTCCACACTTGAAGACGGGCCGTCCTCTCCGATGACGAGCGCCGATTCCGGCATGTCCTGGATGGGCACGAGCGCGAGTCCGTAGCCGCACACGCCCGCCATCTTGGCCATGGTGTCGCAGCGGGGGCTGCTACCTCTCGTTATGCCGTTGCTGACGTAGCTGTCGGGCTTTCCGAGGGCGCGCCCGATCTTGTACATCGGAACGCCAACCCTGTTCCCCGCCTCTTTCAGCGCCTCGTATGCCTCCATGCGACCTCCTTGCTCTCCGCCGCAGTATACACCTTATTGCGTTGCTTGCAGTTGTGTGCAATCCGTGTGCATGTCTACACCTAATTGTGTGTACACCTAATTGTGTGTAATCTGAGGTCATCAGCTTGGCGGCTAATAAGGAGGACACAATGAAGAACACCAGCTCGCATGTGCTTGACGAGGCTCAGGCGCTCCCCGTGTGGGAGTTCATGGCCGACGCAACGCCCGAGAAAATCGGGTACGTCATGTCCTGCTACATCGACAGCCTCATCCAGAAGGGCATGACCGCTGGCGATGCGGCATTCGAGGCCATGAACGTCACGATGGAGGCCATCGCGTCCGCCGCATCCGACGTTACCGGCGAAAGCCCGCTGAGGGCTGGCGCGCTGGCCATCCCCGACACGACCGGGGAGGTCCAGTACGACTTCGAGTACTGCTACAACGAGGACGGAGCTTGGCACACCGTGCTGTTCGAGGATCTTGACGATGCGCGCGACTTCGCCACGGCGGCGCTCTCGCGCAACGAGTCGAACGAGCGGTTCATGAGCTACGCGCGCAGAATCGTCCAGGTGGACACCTGCGACTTCTACGACCACTCGATTCCCCCGACGAAAGTCAGAGTCATCCAGAACCACGAGGACTTGTAGACGAGAGGGGCGGCAACCAGCCGCCCCTCTTCTTGCGTCAGCAGATCTCCCTGATGCTGCCGTCCGGCTCACCCTTCCTGAGCTTGCACACGTCGCAGTGCGTGCAATCGACCTGCACCATCACGCCGAGCCTCGTTCCGTCGAAGGTCGGCGAGATCTCGTTCACGGCGTAATTGAGGTCGAAGTTCCTGCAGTGCTCCGGGCAGCCGTCGAGCGACGTCTGAAGCATGACTTTCACCGCTACTCCTCCTCCCTGCTCAGCAGGATGAACGTAAGGTCGAGGCCCTTCTTCAGGTACTCGTAGACCGTCTTCTTGGCGCAATCCTCGTCGGCCGCCGCCTCCTTGGCGGAAAGTCCCTCGATGTACACCTTGCGCAGCGCCTTGCCCGCCTGCGGGTCGATGCGCTGCACCGCGCTCACGTAGCCCTCGACCTCCTTGAACTGCTCGCTGTAGCCGTCCGCAAGCTCGCCGATCTCATCGATGGCCGAGTCCATGCGCAGCATGGCGTTGAGCATCTTGTCGTGCTGCTCGCCGGAAAAGCTCATCGCGCCGATGCTCGCCGAGATGGACGTGCGCGCGGACTCCGCCCGCTCAAGGCACTCGATGGACGAGTCCATCCTGTCGGCCACCATGTGGAAGCTGCTCAGGAACCTATGCGCGATCTTCTGCTCGCGCGACAGCTTCAGCCTCACGGAACCACCTCCCGTCGAAAACGTATCCGCCGCCCACGTACGGCAACTCCTTGCCAAGCTCCTCGAAAGCCGATACCGGCATGGACTTCCTCCCCGAATCGGCCTTGAAGTCGAGCCACTTCACGATGGGTAGGAGGAACATCCGGTGCGCCCTTCGGTACGTCTCCTTGTCGTAGAACTCCACCGCGAGCATCCCGTGACAACGCTCGCCTATGGCATCGAAGTCCGCCAGCGCCGCCTCCTGGTGCGGCTTGACGTTGCCGTAGTCGAGGCGTGGGCGGTTCGCCGCCTTGCACTCCACGAGATAGGAGTCCTCGCCGGTGACCACGAGGAAATCTGCGTCAGTCTCCTCGCCTATCATGTGTCCGCCGACGAAGCGCACGCTGTCAGGAATGCGGAGCACGTAGGCGTGCGGCTCCATGCACTCGCGGAACTTCTGCTCGAACCGCTTTCCCGCCTTGATTCCGCCGCTCATTTCTCCTCCTCCCATGGCCACTTGCCGGTGATTGCGCGGCTCAGGTAGTTGCACGCCTTGGCAAGGTCTTTCAGCGTCGATTCGTGCGGCTTGTCGCCCGCCCTGTCGAAGTACTTCAGGGCGGTCACTGCGGAGAACGCTCTGCACGGGTCGATTCCATGCTGAATGAGACCCTTCATCACGATCTCCTGCTTGTCGATGGTGTGCTTGCCCTTGTAGTGCTCAGGAGTCACGACGCCACCCCCTAACCCTGTCCTCTACGTAGATTCCGACGCCGAGGACCACGCACAGCGACAGCAGAATCGGAAGGTAGACTGGGGCGAGCACGACGAACAGCGCGGACTTGACCCGCTCGGATGCCCTACTCATCGGCACCAGCCTCCGCCTCGCGCAGCGGCTCGCCATCGACGTCCAGGAGCGGGCAGATGCCATCCGGTGTTCGCAGGTACTCGACGCCTGTCTGGTGGTCAACGACCACGGTCACAGCTTCGAAGTTCGTCTCGTGCTCGGAGAATCTGTCCTGTCCGGTAGAAAGCTGATAGAACTCTGCGGACTTCGGCCACGTGCTGTACTTGGTCGTAGCGAAGTGGCTTCCTCCGTTCCACATCAGGCTGATGACCGCAAACGCTAGTTCAACGACGAGAACGCCTATTCCGAGCTTAATGCCGTCACGGATGCTCATTCGACCACCCCGCACAGCTCTCGGATGCGGCTGCACACAGCCATGAGATCCCTCGCATGCTCCCGTCGAGCCGATTTCCTCTGCCTGCTATGGTCCAGATAGTTCAGCTTCAGCAAGTCGGTTGCCCTGGCATCAAGCTTCTTTGCCAGATACAGCAGCTCCTCGCGGTCGCATGCCAGACTTAGAGCTGCTATTCGGTCGATAGCCTGAGACGGAGTGTGTCCATCCCACTCGGGCGCGCGTTCGAGTTCCGCGCAGTCGAACAGCGCCCAGTAAGGATCAACATCGTAGTGATACGTCGCCTGTCCGTCCGGTGTCTCGACGCCAACGATGAACATCCCGTCGTACATCGTGCCGTCGTGGTGAAGCATAGACTTCCACGCAATCTCTCGGTGGTCTCGCACTATCACGGAGAAGAGCTTCGCGCGATGGTCATAGAGCTCGTCAAACGTGTGGTATCCGTCGCTGGTCTCTCCGGTGATTTTCTCCGGCTCGATGAGGCTGGCTAGGCGGTCCCAGATGCTCGATAACCTATCGGCACGAACGAAGCATGCGAGCGTCGGCTCGGTGTACGGCTGACCCTGCTCTGCTGCCATGCGCAGGTCTGCAGCAATCTCGCGGCGCTCATCACCGGCCACCATGTCGGAAGACATCTACCTCACCCCCGTCGAGCCGTAGCCGTCCGCGCCTCGCTCGCTGTCAGAAAGCTCGGCGCGCTCCACGACCTCACAACGCTCGTAGGGCATGATGACGAGCTGGCAAACCCTGTCACCGGGCGCGACCTCGAAGGGCTTGTCCGTGGTGTTCCACAGCGGGCAAAGAACCTCGCCACGGAAGCCGCTGTCGATGACGCCGACCGCGTTGCGCATGGTGATGCCCCTGCTGCCGAGGCCGCTGCGCGGGAACTCAAGGCCGACGTATCCCTCGGGGATCTCAACGCGCAGGCCGGTGCGAACCATGGCGCTCTTGCCTGCGGGGATCAGGTAGCCCTCCACGGCGCGGAGGTCGAGCCCCGCATCGCCCTCGTGCGCGTACTCCGGTACGTACCCGGCGTCCTCGGTCATGCTCACGTTCAGAATCGTCATTGCTGTCTCCTATCCGTTGATCCACTCGTCAACCGTCTTGTGCGGGATTCCAAGCTGCTCGCAGATGCCGCGCTCGCATCGCGCGCCCTTTGACGTGAAGACTCCGGGAAGCTCCGCAACGCCCTCGTAGCGCGGCTCTCCCTTCCACAGCGAAAGCAGCTCGCGGATGCTCATGCGCATGGCCTGCCGCCAGGGCGTGCCTGCGGGGATCTTCTCGTGCGGTATGGTCGCCTTGTGGCCCGCCGCCTTGAGCCTGTCCCGCGCCTCCTCGAAGGTGTCAACGTTGTCGTTCTCGTGGCCCGATACCGGGCCGATGATGTAGAGCCTCAAAGCCCTCTCCTTCCAATAAAGTTCGGGCATGCCTGCCTGTAGCAGCCAGTCGTTGCTCCGGTAGCGCCGCACTTGCCGCGCGGCTCCGGCTCGTACCCGTTCCAGATCTCGGAGCACTCGCGCTCGTACTCGAAGTCCCTGTCCCAGCGCCCGCACTCGAAGCAGTAGTGGCGGAACTGGGCGAACCTCGGCCTCTTGATGCACCTCACCTCATGGCCTCCTTGTAGAGACGCCTCGCCTCGGCGGTGCTCACGCGCATCGCCCTGGCTATCTCTCCGTAGGTGCACCCCGACTTCTCGCGCATGCGCCAGACGTGGTGGGCGAGCTGTTCCCTCGTGTAGGTGCGCTCCGCGCCGCCGGTCTCTTTCTTCCTGGCCATGTCCGATGCCATGTAGCACTCATCGAAGAAGATGCAGCCCTTGCATTCGCTGATGTCCCACTCGGCTCCGAAGCACTGGGGCATGCCCTCGTATCCGCTCATCTCACGCCTCGTCCGACGCGTAGAGCGCGCGGTACCGCCGGTTGCCGACAATCTGGTCGATGGTCGTGTCCTTGCGGCTTGCCGCGTAGCCGAGGCAGATTCCCTCGTCTTTCGCTATCTGGCGGAGCTGCTTGACGGTCAGCTTTTGCAGGTCTGCGCGCATGGCGTCCCATCTGTCCTCGCTCACTGCTTCGCCCTCCTCTCAGCCTTCGAGATGGCGGAGCGCACCCTGGCGAGTTCCCTGGCAGCTTCCGCCGTCTCCCTGTCTGACCACCCGGCTCCCTCCCAGTTCATCCGCATAAGCTCCTCGTCCGTGACAAGCAGCAGGTTCTCTGGGTCGAAGTTGCGCCTGTTGCCGTCGCAGAAGATGACCTTGCACCCCTCGGGCACGGGCATGCCGTGGTGCTGCTCCCAGACGAGCCTCTGCTTGAGAACCCACTGGTCGTTATGCTTCTCGCGTCGGCACTGCGCGACGTGGACCTCGACGTAACCGTCCACGGTCACGCGCTCCTCGCCGACCTCCCGCGTGTTGTGCGGGATGTTGCCCTTCTTGAAGCGCGTCGCCCTCGTGCGCTCGATGGCCTCCGCGCTCATCCACTCGCTCTGCGGGCGGCCCTTGGTCTCGGACTTGCGTCCCTTCTGGAAGCGTCCGCCGTGGGTGCCTGACTTGATGCCGAACCGTGTCTTGAAGTTGGCTATCTGTCCCTCTGTCAGCTCGATTCCGAACCTTGCAAGGAACTCGGCGCGGATCTCAGGCTCGGTGTGGCCGGGGATGAAGGAGCGCATGAACTCAAACATATCGGGTCGCTTCCGCCACTCGATGACCGTGGTTGTAGGAAGCGCGACCATCAGGCATCGCCCCCGCTGAACATCCTCGGTAGGCGGGCGTTGGCGTCCATGGCCTCGTCCTTCATCTTGAAAGCCTTGAGCGCGACGTTAGCGTTCGCGATGACCTGAGCGGAGACGTTGGCCACGGCCTTCGCGCGGTCGATCTCGTCCCTCAGCTCGTCGCCCTTGAGGTTCTTGTCGCTGAGCCTTTCGAGCTGGGCGAGCAGGTGGGTGTTCAGGTCGCTGCAGACTCCCTTCCCCATCACAGATTCCCCTCGCTGACGCGCCTCTGCAGGCTCTTGACCCTCTCGGCAATGTCCGGGCCGTCGGCGTCAAGCTCCATGACCGCGATCTTCAGGTCGGTGAGCTGCCGCCTGTCCTCTTGGGCACCGAGCGCGACGCGCAGCGCATCGGCGATGGCCTCGTTCCGCTCCCACGCCCTCTGCGAAGAGGGCTTTCCGTTGTCCTGGTACTCGTAGGCCCACTTGGCGGCAAGCTCGTCGTAGTGGTCGATGAGCTTCTTGATCTTGTCCGTCAGGAGCGCCATCACTCATCACCCCCGTAGACGCGGCACTCGGTCACGTGCGTCTTGCGGTAGTCGCTCATGAGCAGCGCGAGAACGGCCTCGCTGCTCGTCATGTCAACCTCGTCGCTGTGCTCCGTGCAGAGACCGTTGCTGAGAGGGCAGACGTTGCAGTTCTCGTAGCCGAAGCACGCAACGCCGACATGGGTGCCTGTGCACGCCCGCTCACGCTCCGCAAGCGTCTCGGCGGCGCGCTCGGGCGTCCCGAAGAGCGCCTGCCAGACGGTCTCCGCAGGCTTGGCGTCATCGTCGTTCTCCCAGTCCCCGATGCCGCTCATCGCGTCCCACAGCTCGGGGGCAGCCTCGTTGATGAAGCTCGCTGCCTCGGTCGGCGTCATTCCGTAGCGGTCCTTCAGGAGGCCGTAGATACCCCATCCGCACGTGACGATCTTGTCGGCCAGGGCGTTGAGCGCCGTGGTGATTCCTGCCTTTATGACGTTCACTTCTCGTCCTTTCCGTTGAGGTCGCGCTCGACCTGGTTGATGAACTCCCGCGCCTCGCGGTCATCGAGCACCTTAATTGCGCGCTCCATGTAGTCGGCCCTATTGACGAACTCGGCGATGAGCATGGTGGCCTTGAGGTTGTTCTGCGGTCCCGGCTTGAACGTCGAGAAGAACGCGACGAACTTCTTCATGCACCCAAGCGCGGTGAGCGCGAGGTCTCGGTAGCTGATCTGCTCGTTCACAGCACGTCTCCGTTCCTGTCGATGTAGGGCATCACGTCGCGCGCGGCACCGAGATGTGCGCTTGCCGCCACGAAGTCGGGCTCGGGGACGCTCATGTCCCTCATCGCCTCGTCAAGCATCTTTCGGGTCTCCTCGATGCGGATGCGGACGACCCTTGCGACGTCCTTCTCGCTCATCCTCTGCAGCTCGCTCATTTCGTCTCCCTTCCGGTCAGGGCAACCTGCTCGGCCAGTCTCTCGGTCTCCTCGATGCACTCCTCGTCGGTGCGGATGGGAACCATGCCAACCATGTCGCCCGCGTGGGCCATGTCGAATCCGACCCACCGCGAATCGTCTGAAAGCTCGTGAAGCTTCCCCAGGAACGTCACGCCTCCGTGGACGTTGATTAGCTCGTCAAGCTCTGATTCCTTCAGGTAGTGCCACGGGTGCTCTTCCGGCAGCATCACGTAGCCGCACGGACACCAGAACGCGCCGTGGCGCAGCGCGCAGCGCATGCCCATGAACCACCACTCACGCACGATCATCAGAGCCTCCCCTCTCGTTCCAGGCTTCCGCAGCCTGCTCGATGAACTTGGTGTCGCGGTCTCGCGTGTTCTGCGAGAAGCATTTGGTCGCGAGCCCGCACTTACGGCACGTCACGTAGGCGATGATTCCGTCTCGCGAATAGCTCTGGATGTTCACCACCATGCGTGCCTCGCCCTTGCAAATTGGGCATCCCTTGAGGTCGTAGTGCATCTAGACCGCCGCCTTCTTGGCAATGGCAATGGCGCGGCGGATGAACTCGTCCTTTTCGATGCCGTTCATGCGGTCATCGCCGTCGGCGACGCCCATGTCGAACCACAGCCGCTCCCAGCTATCGGGAAGCTTCGCAACGAGACGCTTGGCGGGGAGGAGTCGTGTGTCGCATTTGCTCTTGCAGAGAACTGCATCGGTGTCGTGGTCAATCCGCACGACCGTGACCCTCAAGTCGTAGTAGTCGGGATAGAAGACCTCGCACCCCTCAACGATGCGAAATCCGTCCCGCGTATAGACGGGCTTCTCGTGGACGAACCTCGTCGCAGGCCCGTGGACGATACCCTCGTTTACGTTGACGATGATGACGTCCCCAAATACCTCAGAGACGGTTCCCTTAGCATCGGTCGCGAGATCCCAAACCATGTCTCCTGCCGTGGTCTTTGTGCCGTCCGCATCGAGCGTCCACGGACGCCTCACCGCCTCGCCGTAGCGGTAGCGGCGCAGGCCCTTGCGGTGCGAAGAGTTGAAGTAGAAGCCCTTCTTGGTGAAGCAGATGCGCGTGACGCACCTGCAGTCCTCCGTGGCGTCTCCAAGGGCGACGGCCTTGCCGTCCTCGAACATGGGCCAGCTCATGCCCTCGGGAACGGTGCGCTCGCGAACGCCGCGCTGGAACTCGTTGACCTCGTTCTTAGTGATCTCCATTGCTACTCCTCGTACGGGCGCTTTACCTCGCGCCCGCTGTTGTCGATGTACCAAACCCAGGCCGGTGCCCCCGTGTACGGGTCGTGCCGGTAGTTGTAGTGCCAGAACTTGACCTCCATCGCCTCGCGCAGGGGAATCCACCTGGCGGCCCAGCACCTGTCCCACAGCGTGTGGTAGTCGATGCTCGGGTCGAACATCCCCATGAGGGCCGGAGGGCAGGCAGAAAGCCTCGGTGCCGCGTGCCTCCCGTAGAAGTGCTCAAGCTCCCTGGCTCGGTCGAACGCCTCGGCCCTGCCGAACGTCGCGTAGCACTGCTCGACCAATGGCCTGACGCGCCCCTCGTCGCATCCGCGCTCTTCGGTGAGCCATGCGATGCAGCCTTCGAGCGGGCTCTGCTCGACCTCACGCTCCTCCGGAAACAGGTCGAGCACCATCTGGCCCTGAAGCACCTTGCCCATCCGGCTACCTCCAAGGCTCGAAGGTCGTTCCGGTGTTGCGGTCGTGGATGACCCACCTGCCGTAGGCGAAGAGTCCGGGGTCGTGCGGCTCGTACGTCTTGAGCAGGTCGCCGCTCCACCACGCCTCCTGGTAGTCGAGGAACCAGACCCACTCGGGCTGATACCTCGCGCCGCCGTGGAAGAGGTTGTGGCATCCCGTCGTGCCGCTGCCGCACAGGGCGAAGAGCGCGGGCCTCAGCTCCCACTCGCCCTGCGGAGTGCGCAGCGTGAACAGGCCCTTTGAGACCGGCGGCACGTGGTGGACGTTCGTGGCCATCCGGCGGCACACGGCGCACGTCGCGCCATCGTCCATGCGGTGCGTCCTGACGCCCTTCCCTGCGTAGTGCGCGTGAAGGTGAGGCTTGCCGTAAAGCTCGGCAACCTGCAGCGAGAGGCCGCAGAGCTGGCCGCTGTCGGGGACGAAGCTCATTGCAGCCTCCTATCCCCGCCGTCGGTGGCCACCGTCTCGCAAATCCCGGCGAGGCGCGACCCGATGGCCTTGGCGGTCGATTCGTCGCACGCCGCCATGCGCGCCGCCAGCTCGCTGACGCGAAAGTTGCTCGTGATGACCGTGGGCAACATCGCGCCGTCGCGGGCGTTGACGATCGAGTAGAGTCGGGAGACCGTCCACGCCGTCTGCTGCTCCTTGCCGAGGTCATCGAGGATGAGGAACGGCACCTTGGAGTACTTGGCCAGCACGTCGCTCTCGGCGAGGGGCGTGCCGTAGGTGCTCTGAACATCGATGAGCAGATCAACGGCGTTGACCATGCGGACGCGCTTGCCGTGGTAGACGAGGCGGCGAGCGATGGCGCTGGCGAGCGTGGTCTTGAGCGTGCCGTTGTCTCCCCACACGTAGAGCGACTGGCCGCCCTCGACCTTGGCCGCGAGATCCTTGGCCATGGGGTGCGAAGCCTTGTGGTAGCGCCTGGGCACGCCCGCCTGCTCAAGCTTGCGGTAGAAGGCATCCTGCTCGGCCTTGCGCTCGCGCTCGGCCTCGGCGGCCGCCTCCTTCTCGCGGGCCTTGACCGCCTCGGCGCAGTCGCACTCGGCGTATCCGACGAACATCTTGCGCTTGGCCCCGTCCTTGGAGAACGGCATGTCGATGTAGCGGGCCTCAAGCTCCTTCCCGCAGAACTCGCAGGTCTTAGCGGTCGTACTGGGCATATGAACCTCCTCCCATGGGTTTGCAGTCGTTACGGCACCAGTTGCGCACTGTGGCCTTCCAGTCCTTCATCGGCGTCCTGCCAACGCGCCAGCCGTTTGCCGTGTAGTGGTCGATGAATCGCTCGGCGGAGAACCCGGAGAGGTCGAGCCTCTGCTTCGCGCAGTACTCGGAGGCGTAGGCGGCCACCTCTTCGAGGGCGGGGGCGCGGAATCGCGCCCGCTTCTCCCCTGCTTCCTCCTTCCTGATTCCTCTTCCTAATTCCTCTTCCTCTTCGCTTGGCGCTTTGCTTGCCGCGTCGCTTGCGCCGTTGCTTCCTGTTTTGCTTGCCGTTTTGCTTGCCTGTTTGCTTGGCGCTTTGCTTCCGCCGTTGCTTCCAGCTACGATTCGCGCCCTGCTCTTGGCGAGCACCGGCATGACGGACGTGATGACAGCCTCCTGGGCGTCGGTGCGCGGCTCCGGCTCGTCCCCGGTCGCCAGGTAGCGCACGATCATCCCGATGAGCTCGTCGCCCTCGCGCCGGTTGCGGAGCCTGAGCGGCCCCTCGATGAGTGAGTCGAGCACCTGCATGAGCAGTCCTTCCATCTGGGCCGCCCTAGAAGGGGATGTCCTCGTCGTACATGTCGGCAGCGGGCGGCTGCTGCATGGGCTGCTGGGGCATCTGAGGGGCGGGCTGCTGCACCACGGGCGCGGGCTGCGCGGGCATGGCCTGCGGCTGCTGAACGGGCTGCTGGTACGCCTGAGCGGGCTGCTGGTAGCCCTGCTGCGGGTAGGCTGGCTGCTGCGGGTAGGTCGGCTGCTGGTAAGCCTGCTGCGGCTGCTGCATGGGCTGCTGGTAGCCCTGCTGCTGGTTGCTGTGGAAGTTGACCTCGGATGCCGCGACCTCGATCTTGGAGCGGTTCTTGCCCGTCTCCTTGTCCTGCCACGAGCTGTAGGCGAGGCGGCCGTGGACAACGACGAAGGTTCCCTTGGTCATGTACTGGGCGATGCCCTGGGCGCGATTGCCGAACATCACGCAGTCGATGTAATCGGGGCGGTCCTCCCATTCGCCCGTCTGCTGGTTCTTGACGGAGCGGTTGCAGGCCACGCCGAAGCTGAGAACCGGCGTGCCGCTCTGGGTCATGCGAAGCTCGGCGTTGCGGGTGAGGTTTCCGCTGATGACAGCCGTGTTGACGTTACTCGCCATATCCTGTTCCTCCTGAGTTCCAAATCCTCTGAATCTCTGCGTCTACCATGCGGAGGCGCAGCTTGTGCACGTTGATTGCCTCCTGCGAGGTCTTGTAGAGGGCTTCCGCCGCGTCGCGCGCCTGCTTCAGGTCGGCGATGTGCTCCATGCCACGGCAGATGTCGCTCGTGACCGTCACTGGCGTCCCCTTGCGTCGCTCGGCCATGATCTCGACCCGCAGGGCCTTGCGGTACTCGGCCTCGTGCTCGGCGTACTGGAAGCCGCTCTTCCGGCACTCCTCCAAGTCCTCCTCAAGAAGGGCCTCAAGCTCGTCGCGCTTGGCGTAGAGGTCTTGGAGCGTGCCGACCATTACTGGACCACCCTGAACGTGCGGCAGCCGCAGGAGCAGGAGCACTGCTCCATCTGCTCGCGGTTCTGGAACTGCCACTGGGTGCCGCAGGCGGTGCAGGCAGCGATGAACGGGCCGCTCTGCGGGACGCTGTTGTCGTAGCCGTCGCTGTCCTTGGTGTCATCGATGGAGAAGAGGTTGCCCAGGGCGCGCTTCCCCGCGTAGCTCGACGCGGTTCCGGTGATCTGGCTCTCGTCCATGCCCTTCTTGTCCTCCGGCTCGCGCGCCCAGCCGGTTGCCGACACCTTGTCTCCGGTCTCGACGTCGGTGAGGCTGGCGGTGGTCTTCACGTAGACCCAGCCGTCATCGACCTTCACGATGTCATCGTCGCAGGTGAGCAGCAGGCCCTTCTGGTAGCAGAGCGGCTTGGCGGCCTCAAGGATGTCCTCCTTGCTGCGGTACTTGTACTTGCCGAAGGCGTTGTACTGGCCCTTCTCGACCTTCAGCGTCTGCTGGATCTCAAGAAGGCTTTCGAGGATTGCGTTAGCCATTGATTGCCCCCATTCCGTAGGTGCGCTGGCAGACCTCGGCGAGGGTGCCGCGCTTGAAGACGCCGGTCACGCCGACGAGGCCGCAGAGCTTGCCGACCGCCTGCATCTGCTCGGTGGTGGCGGAGTCGATGACCATGACGCACGGCACCGGAGCGTTCGCGGGCGTGGCCTTGGCGAGGCGCACGGCCTCAAGCACCTTCGACTGCAGGGCGGGCTCGAAGCTCTCAAGCTCGTTCGCAATCTGCCAGCCCATGCTCGGCTCGACCGTGACCTGGGCAGGTTGCGGCACGGGGATGGGGGCGGGCTGCACGGGAACGGGCGCGGCGACGGGCTGCGGGGCGCTGACGGCCTCTGCGGGCTGGTAGTCGCAGGGCTGCGGCTCGTCCTCCTGCTGGTAGGACGAAAGCTCGCTCTTCATGGCGTCGAGGCGCTTCTTGTCCTCCGCCAGCTTGTGCGCCCACGCGATGGCCTCGCCGAGGTCGAGCGACTGGAAGAAGCGAAGCTCGGCCTGCTCGCCGAAGTCGCCGAGATCCTGCGCCTTGAGCGCGTCCCAGTCCTTCGCGACCTTGCGGCAGCGGTCCTCAAGCTCCTTCTTGCAGTTCTCCACGTGCGGAGACTTGTTCAGCCACTTGGGGTCCGCGATGGCCTCGTAGGGAACGACGTCCGCGAGAAGCCCAGCGACCTCCTGGTAGTGCTCGCGCAGCGCGTTCTCCTTCTCGCGCTTGCGGGCCTCGTCGGCCTCCTTCTCGACCGCCTGGATTCGCGCGACGGCGCTCTTGATCTTGTCGCGGATGGCGTTGCTGCGGCCCTCGAAGGCGTTGAGCGGGCGCAGGTACTCGTTCTTCACGGCCTTTCGGCGCTCGTCAATCTGCTTGGCCAAGCCGTTCAGGTACTTGCGCGCATCGGCGCAGGCCCTGACGTCCTCGGCGCTGTCCGCCGACGGCTGCCAGCCCTCGTAGTCCTTGAGGATGGAATCGACGTGCGCCTCAAGGGCGTCGAAGTTGGCGCTGATCTGGCCGGGAAGCGTGTGGACGGAGAGGTCTTGCTCGTCCTCCTCGATGACCTCCGCATCGACCTCAAGCGGCTCCTCCTTCTCAAGGAGGGCGATGATGTCGGCCTTCTTCATGCCCTTGTAGACGTTGACCCCGCGCGCCTTGGCCTCGGCCGTGAGCTGCGCGACGGTCATGCTCTTGTAGTCCATTAGCTCACCTCGATGTTCGGCTCGATCTCGGGCAGGTAGCTCACCGGAAGCAGTCCGTGGCAGTCGATGTCCGAGTCTCTGAATCTGATTGGGTCATCCAAGAGCGACGGGTCGAAGAGCACCAGATAGCGGCTGATGCCAGCCCACCACGTGTTGTTGAAGGTGTAAGGCTCGTCCCCGACCTCGATGCTCTGGTCAACACAGAACGCCGCTACGCGGTCTCGCACGCGGCCCTTTCCACCGGTGCGCTGCATGTCCTTGACGAACCCGTAGATCTTGCGGAAAGCAGGCTCGTTCGCCTCCATCCAGCGGTGCACCTTCGATGCCATATCGCGTCCGCTCTCGATGTGTGCCGCGCTGTAGGTGCGCGTCGGCTGGTACGGACTTCTTATCGCCCTCATAGGCCCGCCGCCTGCCTTGCCATGGCAACTGCCCCATCCATGGTCGGAATCACCCAGAGGAAGAGCACCGCGCAGAAGACGAGCGCGGAGACGGTGATTCCCAGGAACAGCCCAGCCTTGAAATCGTTGCTGAGCGCGAAGCGGCTATAATGCTTCGCAGGCACATCGTGCCTGTACTGTCGGGTCTGCGCGGTCTTCTGGCGACCAACCATTTCGGGCCGCGCAGCCCTTTGATTCGTGTGCATCGAGCACCATCCTTTCGATTCCCAGATGCTTGAGGCGTATCGGCGTCTTGGCCACGATTTCCACGTCGGTATTTCCGATGTGGAGTAGCCGTATCCCCGCCTCGAAGACAACCGGGTTTTCAGAACTCGCATTCGTTGTCCTCATTCGTGAACTCACCTTCCGCGCTGCACCATCCGTAGCTGCACCCGCACGGGCACCGCTCCCATTCGTCGCAGTCACGGCATGCGACGATTCGCGGAGGGTCTGGGTCAACCCAGTCCTTGTCATGCAGTCCGAAGCTCACAACCGCCCCTCCTAAACACGTGCTTCTTCCTCTTCCTGGTCCTGGCTGAAGAAATCCGCAGACACACCGAGCGCATTGCAGATGGCTACGTACTCGTCCGCAGTAAGACGTCGGTTGCCGCGAAGAGACTCAGACATGGCAACCTTCGTCATCCCTGCGTTCTTCGCGACAACCGACTGCGTGAAACCCATGCGTTCCATGTATGCGCGGATCCTCTGGTAAATCAAAATCGGTACCTCCTCTCTGTGTACAGGATTGCTGTACACCATAGTACACAGGTGCTGTACATTGTCAAGGAATTATTTACAGGTGTTTTTGTTCTCTGTACAATTGGGAAAGGAGGTGGAGACCATGACAGTACGCAGCAATGTGCTGAAGTCGATACAGGCCCTCATCGATAGAGAGGGAAGCAAGGCGGCGTTCGCGAAAAAGGTAGGGGTTTCCCGCGCCGCAGTAACTAATTGGACTTCCGGTATAAACGCCCCGGATATAGAGACGATTGCAACCATTGCAAGCGCCTATGGCGTCACACTCTCGGCCATCCTGGAAGGAAGAGTCGCCACAGGCGGAAAAGCTGGCGAGGCTTGGGTGAGTGTCCCCTTGTACGGGTCCATCGCTGCTGGTACGCCCATCGAGATGCTTCCCATCGACGCGACGTTCGTAGTCCCTTCTGAGCTGATCGGCAAATTCCCCGATGCGTTCCTGCTGAAGGTCGTTGGCGAGTCGATGAACCGCGTCCTTCCAAACGGGTGCTATGCGTTGATAAACCCGACGAATGAGACGGTTGACGGCAGGGCTTATGCCGTGTGCGTTAATGGATATGACGCAACGATCAAGCGCGTGCGAACCCTTGCCAACGGCATAGAGCTTTACCCCGACAGCACCGACCCGACAATCAAGTCAATGGTCTTCGATTACGCCGACCCGGACGCCGAGACGGTCACGGTTATTGGCGAGGTCGTGTGGTACGTGATTCCGTTCGATTACGTCATCTAGGGGGCAAGGATGAGGCCCATCTCCTGGCACATCGGAAAGGCAATCGGCAAGCTCGTCGGTGGCAAAGCCAACTCAACCGACAGGAAGGCTCCCAATCAGCAGGTAGCTTCGGTCGAGTGGCGTATGGTGAACCCGATTCCGGAGGCAGCTGGCAAGGCGGACTTCGGCGAGATTTGCGGGGTCAACCTTGGAACCTGCCGCTACTTCCTATCGGGCGAAAAGAGGGTTCCGATCCTGACCGGGAGCAAACTCTCGACTGTGATGATCGACTGCGTTGCCCTTTCATCCATCGTTGAAGAGGCGCGTAGGGTCGAGCCGTCCATCCCGTCCAGACTCGACGTCTGGTTCGATGACGCAAAGTTCGCCACCGCCGAGATTGCTGGGAAGACAAAGACCGGCAGATCTCCCAAGTATCCGCTGACGATAAGCGTTGACATCTCGTCTCCGAGGTATGAGCCTGTCGATTACACGGCATGGATTCAAGCGTGCCTGGATGCAGGCCATGAGCTTCCGAAGCCGGAGCAAGGCGATGACTCCCTAATCGCTCACATCAGGTATCTCCCTGATGGAACCGTAGGGGCCGCAGACGTCTACATGTGGTCAGGCGCGTGCGGATACCACGTTGCTGCAGGAGGCGGGGACGGTCAGCTCCACCTCACTATGGTCGAGAGGAAGCTCAGGGATGACAACAACTTCGTTGTGACGTACAGCGTCATACCGGGGAGCGTCGGCGGAGTCACGAAAGACGAGCGCAGGGAAAAGCTCGCTGGATTAGGCGTTGACGTCCGCCAGTTCACGACAGCGAAGGTATCCGATGATGCCGCCTGGGTCATTGAGGAGTTTCTTTCCGGAGTCGGCGTTGACCTTCTCAGTGCACATATCGACTTGGACTTCTCGAATCCGACCAAGAGCGGGAAGGCACCGAAGAACGTTGCGATTGCACAGTTTTCCGCAAGTCCGAAGAAGGGCGCCCCGCTTTCCGGCAAGGTGACCATCGACATCAAGTATCTGAAGGACGGCTCGATGAACATGGCGGACATCGAGTTCGAGCGCAAGGGCATAACGCTCATCATCGCCATAAGGAAGTCTGCTGATGGCTATGCGCCCACATGGGTCTGCATGGAGACGGACGATATGCGAGGGGATCTCTTCTCTTCGCAGACCAGGAACGTTGACGCGAGGAGGGCGATAGCGAAGGCGCTGAAGAGGATGCAGTAAAAGGAAGGCCCCGCCCGACAGCTTGGCGGCAGGTGGGCGAGGCCGGCGTATTGGGCTTCATCGAAGCCCGCTACAGGGGTGATTCTACCATGGCAGGGTACTATCTGATGTACCTGCGCAAGTCTCGCGCAGACGCCGAGAAGGAGAAGTACGGCAAGTACGAGACCCTTGCCGTCCACGAGGAGCAGCTTACGAAGCTCGCACGTCTCGAACACCTGCGGGTGGCAGAGGTATACCGCGAGCTGGTGAGCGGCGAGACCATCGAAGCCCGAACCGAATTCAAGAAGGTCATGGAACGAATAGCGGACGAGGACTGCGAGGGCGTCATCGTCCATGCCATCGACCGTCTGGGACGAGGCGATCCGGTTGAGTATGGCTGGATTCTGTCATGCTTCCGCTTCACGCACACGCTGATCGTCACTCCGGGACGCACCTACGACCCGGACAACGCGAGCGACCTGCAGCAGCTCAAGCTGCAGATGTTCGTGAGCAACATCGAGTTCGACCACATACGCGAGAGGCTTACCGGAGGGTCTTACGCATCTGCGGAGCGAGGAAACTACCTCGGATCGAAGCCTCCATACGGCTACGACAAGGTGGCCGGGAAGAGCGCCATAGTCCCAAACAGCCGCGAGGCACCCGTTGTACGCCGCATTTTCTCGATGGCGGCTGACGGGGCGAACAAGGGGGAAATCGCCCGCTCCCTCAACGACTCCGGCATCCTGACCCGACACGGTAAGCTGTGGTGCTCGTCTCGAATCGGCACGATCATATCCAACCCCGTTTACAAAGGATACGTACGCTATGGCTACAGGCGTCAGAGGGTCGTGAGCCGTGAGGGCATGACGTTCGTCAAGCAGACGAAAGTGAGCCGTGATGGCGAATACGTGTTGACCAAGGGCGTCCACGAGCCGCTTGTGTCTGAGAGGGAATGGAGGCGCGCGCAAGGGGCGTTCGAGGCCGTTCCGGTACAGAGGGACCGCACGATGAAGAACCCGCTCTCAGGACTCATCGTGTGCGGAGACTGCGGGCGCGCGCTCGTGAGGCAGGTTGTGAAGAACAGGTACGGCAGCAAGTACGAGCGTCTGCACCATGCCTACAACTCAGAATGCAGGTGCCGAAGCGCGGATCTAGGGGACATCATCGATGCGCTGTGCGAGGCGCTTGCACAAATTGCCAAGGACGTCGAGCTTGGCGTCAAGTGCTGCGGCGCAGACCCGAACGAACTTGAGTCATTGGAGCGCGCAATCGAGGAGGAGGACCGCAAGCTCGACAAGCTTCTTGAGCTGTACTATGCGGAGGCCATCACCGTCGGCGAGTTCAAGCAACGGCGCGACGCATCGGAAGAGCTTTCCAGGAGGCTGCGCGAGCGGCACGACGATCTTGCCGCCCGCGCAGCCGAACCAGCGGAAATCGTGACCACGACGCGCGGGGCAATACGATTGCTTGCCGATGACTCCGTAAGTGCGGAAGCCAAGAACAGCTTCTTGCGCCGCATCATCGAGCGCATAGACTACTGGCGCGAGGACAGGCGCGGCGGACGCATCAGGCTGGTAGTGCACATGCGCGGCATGGACCCCCCTCAGCCTCCTCCCACACCGTCATGAGGTCGCGCTCCACTGCGCCGAGGACGTATACCGCGAGCATGACGTCGCGCGCGTAGACCTCCGCGCAGTGCTCCTCTAGGATTTCGCGCACATTCTGAACTGCGCAAACGACTGAAGCCAAAGAATCGGTGTTCATTAGCTATCCCTCACTTACCAGCACGCCGACGAGGATCGCGTACTCCGTCGTGCCCTGACCTCCCCTGTCAGCGAGCGTCGCCCCGAGCGCGCGGGCGACCCCCGATCCGCTCTTCCTTCCCAT